TTCTCCTTGAAAAGGGATAGCCTATATACTACCCGAAAACCTTGTAGTCAAGGTCATTCGCGATACGGGACTCCTTGCGAAACCCCGCTCTCATGTCGATCCGGGCCACAGGTCGGGCGAATGTCTGGAGCAGCGCCTCGGCAATGTCCGGTGACCGGATGCCCCGCTTCTTCATCTCGTCCTTGCTCTCGATCATCAGCTGCCCGGTGGTCGGGTGCCAGGAGTACTGCGGTCCCTTGAGGTCATCGGCAAGGTCGCGATCATTGGGAACCACCCCTGTCTCCAGCCACTCCTTAAACCGGTCCCACATCTCGACCCGCTTGCTCCGGTACTTGTTCTTGTCATCCGGGCTGGACCCTGCCTGCACCTCGATGATCTTGAACCGCATAGCCTTAAGCGCATCGACCACCCCGCCACCGACCCCACCCCCATCGACGAAGATCGCTGCAGGGTTGTGCTTCATCGCTGCCGCTGCCACATGCCGCGCCAACTCCTGGGTGTCGATGCGGTGATACACCTGGTGTGGTATCGACCTGGCGTCGCGCCCCTGCCGGAACGCGATGACGCTGCGGTCCTCACCGAACCGGGCAACGTCCACCCCCATGACCAGCGGTGCGCCGGCATCCACCTCAACCGCCCGGGTCATGGCCTCATCCACCGTCACGCTGTCGATGAACTGCTGCGAACCGGTGCGGGGGAACTCACCCTTGACCTCGACTCGGGTGACGTCGTGGTCCTCACCGTACTTCGCCGCGATGCGGTCATAGACTGTCTTGTCGACTCCCTCCACCGTGCGACTGTCGACGCTCGACACCGTCCAGTATTCACGCTCCTTATGGAAGCAATCGTAAAACTTGCCACTCGACCGACGCGGGTTACTGATCGTCAGCCACAAACGCAGCGGCGCCAGGTCCGTGAAAAACCCCTCGCTCACCGACCAGATGCTGTCGGCCACACCCGATGCCTCGTCCATCTGCAGCATCATGCCGATCTGACTGTGCGCCCCGGCAAACGCATCCGGGTTCTCCATCGACCACGATTGGGCGTCGATGTAGTAGTACTGCGAGTCGATGGACAACTTGTTCTCCAACACCTCCGCGAACCACTTCTGCGGGCGCAGCGACGTCGTGCTCTTGTCGAACCAGTGGCGATTAATGCTCATCGTGTGCCACTTACCCAACTCAGCCATTGTCCGTGAGCGCAACTGAGTCTCCGTGTTCGCCGTCACGATCCCCGTGGCGCCCAGCCAGCAGGACATCACCCACAGGTCGATCATGCTCAACCACGCGCTCTTCCCAACCCCTCGCCCCGAACTGACGGCGATGTACAGGGGCGACGGAGGCAGTCCGATCCGCATCTTCTCCTCGTCGAGCAGGAGGTGTTCCCCGATCCTGGCGAACATGTCCCGCTGCCACTGACGCGGCCCGTCCATCTGAGCGAGTGGTGTGTTCTTCTGTCCCCACGGGAACGCGAACAGCGCGAACCCCTCGGGGTCGTTGCGGTACGACATCAACTGGGCGATGAGTTCACCCTCGTTCTGCGACGGGCCGGTCTTAGCCATCGACCACCTCGGAATCCCCCTCGATGGTTATCCCTCTGCGCTCCAGCGCCAATCGCTTCCCCCGGTCCATCGCGGCAACAATGTCGATGTTCACGATGGTGTGGTCGATCTGTTGCCTGGCACCGTACCGTTTCGGGTTCCACCGCTCCATGATGTACTTCCGATTGTCCGAGCGAAGACGGGAACGCTGCACATCCTCAGTCGAGTCAGCCCCATCGGCTATCTCGATGAGTTGATCCTCCATGAACAGAGTGCCGTGTTCCTTCGCATCCTCGAACCGGGTCAGCCGTTCCTTGTCTTTCCTGATCCACCGGAGCAGACGATTGCGGTCAATGGTTCGTGGGTCATCGTCGAGAACTGCAGTCAGGGTCTTCCCCTGTTCGAGTCCTTCAACGACCCGTTCGAAGATTGACGCGAATGTGATCCTCTCGACCTCCAAGTGTTCCAATGTGACGGGAAACCGGGGGGTACTTTCGAGAGTGAACGCGGTTTGTTCCAACCAAGGGGGTATCTTCTCAGTCATATTGTCACAGTATCACTGGTTGATGAATCCTGCAAGGGGGATGGGATTGTGGATAAGGGGAACCTTGTGGATAACTTTTTCAATTTTTTTCATCGGGTTTGTTGGGGTGGTCCCTAGGAGAAACTTCGCGCATAATCCCGGCCCCCCACCCCCTGGCACCCCCGCCTGCGACGCACCACATCGCCCAGGATTCCCGGGAGCCGTGATCCGGCATCGTGTCATGGTCCTGGTTCCCTCGGATCAACGGTGCCTGGTTCGAGGGGTCAAGCCATTGTTCCCGGGTCCAGCCTAATCCCGAACCATTGGTGCCTGGGATGCAACAATCCCGATGCTATATGAATACATGGTCTGTCACAGTGTCACACTATTGGTGGTCAAATGTGACAATGCGGTGCGTAGTACAAATGTAACACTGTGACAAGGCGCTTTACGCATCGAGGGAATCTGAAAAACATGCGATGTGGCGGTAAGTTTCAAAATATCCCCCCGTTTCTCAGTCACATTGTCACATATGCACCCATGTCCACAAACGTCACTTGTGACAATCCTCGAATCGAATCAATTCAATCACTTAGTTAAACTGGGTGACCAAAAACGTCACTTTAGTCGATCCTAATATTCGTATAAACCATTGATCTATAAGCTTTCGCAGTTTCTGGCACGGTGCTCGCTAGAGTATGGGTGCAATTAAACCCACAATTTGACCTACCAGGAGCAATAAATCATGAAACAAATCGTCCACTTCTTTCCGACCAGGAAAGCAGCATATGCAGTGATCGGATCCCTTTCGGATACCAGCAAGATGCCCGGCAAGTCCTGGGGAATCTCTGCCAGTCTCTGTAACACTGGCGCCAAGCTTGCAAAGATTCCTGGCACAGTCTGTTCTGACTGCTACGCAATGAAGGGCTTCTACGCGATGATGCCCAGCGTGAAGCTTGCCCACACCACTCGCCTCGAAGCATGGCGCGCTGATCGACTCGCATGGTGTCAGGCAATGGTTCAGCTGATCACTGGTCAGGAAACCATGCGCTGGTTTGATTCCGGCGACCTTCAATCCGCTGAAATGCTGCGGGATATCCTGGCTGTAGTTGCACGGACCCCAGGCACAAAACACTGGATCGCTACTCGTGAAGTCGGGATTGTGCGAGATGTGTTGGCTAGTGGAATCCCTTTGCCGGATAACGTCGTCATTCGCATGTCGGCATCGTTTCCCGATGATCTGCGGATCCCAGGCCTGGAATTGACCGGAAACGGCGCCCTGGTTCATTCGAGCGCGCCTGCTACTGATTCGGCCTATTCCTGCCCGGCGCCATCCAATGGTGGCAAGTGCGGGGATTGTCGGGCTTGCTGGTCCAGGACCGTCAAGCTTGTTTCGTACCATTCGCATTGATCCAGTAATAGCCGATTGTTATAGTCGGCTATTGCGGCACCATTGCCGGATACCCTTTTACCCTGGAGGATTCATCATGCTGGATATGATGCGGAAAACCGTTGATCGCAATTTGTTAAAGTACGCTGCGGGTCGGACCATGTTCTGCCCGATCAATGGATGCGGCAAGATACTTGATTGGAAAACTACGGTACTAGTCGAGCGGGAAGACGGCTCCCATGTGGGGACATGCTGCGCTGACTGCTTTGACGCGGCACAAGCTCAGAAACCGATTCCCACGGGCTATCGGATCATTCGAGAGGGGACTGGGTCACCCAAGGCGCGGAAACCCGCCACGGTACCGCAGAAGCCCGGCAAAGCACTCGATACATGGTTGCGAAAGACTATCGATGCCGCGCACTCTCGGGAAGACAAGGCGAACAATTGCGCCGGGCATGGCCGATTGTTCCCGAAGCAATTCGGCACCAGGGACTGGCCAATGCTCGAGACTGTCGCCGATGATGGCACGGTGACCATTGATTACCAGGGTGACCCGCACTTTTCGGCGCAGCAAATCGCTGACTATGTTGCGCAGTTTTGCCGCCTGAACCATCTAAAGTGAAGGAAAAATGGGTGACCGCAAACCAATATCCGTTTTGGCCGTATTCCCTTTACAGGATGCCGGCCATGCGAAAATGGCATCATGGGGTGGCTTTCGAATGCTCAATTCTTTGGAGTCGTATGCCATGAAACCCGAATTCGAGATTGAATCCGCAGGGTTTGCGGATTTCCTGATCACCGTAGGCGGCCTGGCCGGCATCATCGGACTGGCGCTGACCGTCGCCTGGCTTGTGCTATGATCAGTCCCGCATCATCCTCCTGGTAAGGCCTTGCCCCATCGTGATCATTCCGATGGGGCTTTTTCTTTCCTAGGATACTTGGGGCTTGCTGCGCTTGATCTTTCCCGATCCCTTGCGATGGATACCATCATAAAGCCGCTGTTTCGCTTCGACGATACCCTGGCGGTACTTGTCTTCACGGTTTGCTATTTTCGGATTAATGGCCCAGGTCACAATGCGCCCCTTGTCAGAGAGAAGGGAGACATAGCCCCGGGTAGCTAGCCAATCCATGCCGTCGCGGATCATCAGATCGACCTTGCCGGCGCCTACCTTGGCGATTTGACGCCGGGCTGACCTGCGGATATCGGACAAGCTGATCGTCGCGACATGCCCGGCCTGATAGACAATGTGACGCATAATCCACTGGTAGAATGCCGTGCTGTCGAGATCGGCGATTTCCATGTAGACGTAAGCCAGGGCCGGGACGATGTAGGATTGGGTGACCGCGCAAGCTCGAGCCATTGTTTCAGAACTGACCTCGGGATTAAACGGGTCGGACAAAAGATGGAACACCAGGGCAATCCGGCCGCAAGTCCCTTCGAGTTTTCCAAGAGCCTCCTGATAAACGTCAACCGCCTCCAGCAGTCTCTCGTCTTGCTTGCGCTGGATGTACCAGGACTGAAACTCACGGAACTTGGCGTATGCGCCGTCAGAAAGCCGGTACTCCTGGGGCGGCAGCGCCGCGATGGTGCGAATCGCCATCTCGTACTGCTCCAGACCTTGAGGATCGAGTTCCTTGGGGTCATTGAGCATGTCGGACTTGTAATCGCGCAGGACAGCGAAGATAAACCGCTGCACCAGACCATCACTCGACATCGACTTCAGCGCATCCTGGAACACCCGGGGCTGCAGATTGCCGTAGATTGAGACTGAAAAGGGATCCGCGATGTAGGTGCTGTCGGACTTCCCATCACCCACTCGGTCCATGACGTACTTGTCGGACTCGTACCCGGTGACCCAGCAGGACCGGTTCTCGCCCGATTTGGGGTCCGATAGCCGCTCGGTCCAGGACTTCATCTCGTCCATGTAGCACAAGACGCCCCGGGGCCGTTCTGCAGCGATCCTGACCAGTTTCTGACTCGTCACATCGGTCACCGTCATTCGTAGGGGGATCGGCTTGTCGGGTTGCGCGATCACCGGAGGCAGCGACTTCATGTCCAGGTTCCCGCCGAGGATGTTGTTCGCGTCCCCTGCGGCCTTGAGGTATGCCCCCTTGGACGCTGCATAGGCCGCATCGGACGCTTCGAACCGGAGCAGTTCTGCCCGGTAGCGTGGCGCATCCTCGGACTCGAGAGTCGACAGCACCCGCAGCATCGGCTTGGATGCCGGTGACTTCTTGGCTGACGGACTGCCCAGAGTCATCAGCCAGAGGATCGGTGGCACTTTCCAATCGGCCATGAGGGTCAGCCTGATCCGACTGTCGGCAGCGGCACAAGCAGCGCCCAGGCCTGCCCAGATCGGCACCAGCGGGTCAGCAGCGTACTCCTTCTCCATCACCCTCGCCCGGCGGGTCAGGACGTCAGGGAACAGGCTGATGTCGCACTCCGGGGGTTCCTGGACCAGTTCCCCTTCGAGCGTGAACGAGTCCTCCTCCGGGATGGGGGCAAACATCGAGGTGACATCCGGCGCCGGCCTTGACCACCCGGACTGTCTGGCGATGTGGAACAGGGTGCCGAGGGTGACTCCGGTGGGGTCGGGCTTGAACGATCGCCACTGGGTCAGGATGTCGCGCTGGCCCTTGTACTTGAGGGTGGACTGCGCTGACCACTCGTCCCACAACACAATCGCCTGATCCTCCTGGTTGGTGTGGTGACCGGCGTAATGCAGCGCCATGCCGATCTGCACCCACTCCTCGCGACCCACATCAGGACTGATGGCGAACAGGGCAGACCGGATCTCGTCCCATGAAGCATCGACGGTGCCGGGGTTGGTGATTGACCGCTCCTGATCCTGCTCGACCAGCGACCTCCAGAAGGTCAGCAGGTTGTCGGGGATCACCGGCAGATGCTGCCAGTTGCCCTTGCCGCCCCAGGTGTAGGGGCGCAGGGTGGTCGGGTGTATGGTGGGCGGCAGGCAGTCCTGCACGGTCAGACCGTCAGAGGTGGCGCACCGGAAGTCGAGGTAGGACTTGCGGCTCCCATCGGGTTGGGCATCGATGAGGTTCTTGCTGTTCATCGCCAGGCCGAACGGCATCGCATAAATCAGCTTGCCATGCCCCGGGTTGCCGCTGTTGATGATCACCGCATTGGGAGCATCGAACAGTGCCTGCAGATCGATCTCATGTTCCGCGAGTTCCTTGGCAGCACGGTCCCAGTTGTCGATATCGAGCGCCATCGTGCCTGAGTAGGCATGTGCCAGACCGATGCCGTGACCCGAGGGGATCATGTTGGGGTCGGTGATCGTGTTCTCTTTTCGATTCCAGCCTTGTGTCTTTGGTCCTTTGCCGCCTGGCGGGATCGGTACCAGATGCCAGCCGATGTGTGTATAGGGATTCCATGCCGTGCCAATCGGGGATACTGCACTCATCATCACTCCTTTGTTTAAATTTCTGTTGACAAGCGTACCACAAGTGTTTAATCTCCGCAACACACTTCAAGAAAGGAGTCAAAGTGGCAACCAAGAAATCAAAGGCTCAGTCACTGGCAGTCCGGTTGGCACCGGATTCCCGGAGGCAGTTCATCAACAAGGCAGCGAAGTTTGGTGGCACTTCGTATGTCCTGCGCGAACTGGTTCTCGCATTCGTCGAGGATCGCGTCACCATCCGTCCCCCTACCATAGGAGCGTTGTACCATGTCGAAACTGAGTGAAGAAACCATCTTGACCATTGCCCAAGCCATTCTCGCAAACACGAAAGTCCTGCAGTCCCTGGTCGACTCCCTGCCCAAGGAAGCGAAGGCCAAAGTCGAAGCGGAGGTCGCCAAGGATACGCCGGTCCCTACCCCGGCGGCAACCCCTGCACCTATCCCCGTTGCGCCCGTGATGGCTACACCGACCCCGGTGGCGCCTGTTCCCGTCGCTCCTGCGCCGGCATCCCCTTCTAGCAGCGTCCCGTTCGCTGACGCCAAGGGCATGATCGCCTACGTCATGGACGCCTACAAGGCGCTGGGTCCGGTCAAGGGTTCCGCGATCCAGCAGGTTCTCGGTGGTCTGGGCATCAACACGATCAACGAGGTCAAGCCGGAACACTACGCTGCCCTGTTCGCCGGGGTCGAGAAGCTGAAGGTGTCCTGATGACCGCACACGCCCTCAAGAGTCCGTCCAAGGCACCCCGGTGGCGCAAGTGCGCTGCCTCGGTGCGCGAGGAGATGAAGTACCCGGAAGAGAAGTCCGGACCTGCTGCTATCGACGGCACCCACACCCACACGCTGTTGGAAACCTGCATCGCCAGCCCGATCTTTCGTCCGGCTGACTTCATCGGGCAGGAACTGACGGACCATGAGGGTGCCTTCACTGTCGATGCTGCCCGTGCCGAGCGGGTGGCGTTCGCCCTGGATGTGATCCGGCAGAACACGACGCCGAGTGCCAAGGTATTCTCCGAGCGCAAGGTCGATCCGGTCACCCTGCTCGGTGTGCCGGGGCTGGGTGGTACCGTCGACATCACGATCCTCGGTGATGACATGATCGGCATCTTCGACTACAAGGACGGCATGGGTGTCATCGAGGCAGACTCTGAGCAACCCGAGCAGTACGGGTTCGGTGTCATTGCCGAGTTGCCCACCTCGGAGCGCGAGAAGTACAAGACCGTGCGCCTGGGCATCATCCAGCCGAAACTGCGCGAGAAGGGAATGCGCGGGTTCGCCTACGTCGACATCCCGATGGATGAGTTCATGGCCCGGGCGCCCAAGCTGATCGAGGATGCCAAGGCAGCAGATGCTCCCGATGCACCCTACAACCCGGGTGAGTCGCAGTGCAAGTACTGCCGCGCCCGGGGTAGCTGCAGCGCCCTGGCGCAGTCTGCCATGCAGTCGATGGGTGTCGCGTTCCAGGCACTTGATGTCGCCCAACAGGCGGCAGACAAGGATCCGGCAACCATGACCGATGAGCAGATCCGGGAACTGATCGAGGCGAAACCCTTGATCCTGACCCTGATCGAGAACGTCGAGAAGGAAGCGATGCGCCGGTTCGAGCAAGGACACGGCATCGCCGGCCTCAAGGTGGTCCGGGGTCGTGGCACCCGGGCATGGGCAGATGATGCCGAGA